ATTGGTGACTTCTACCACACTAAAATAATACCAAACAATATTAGTATCACTTATGATCCGTTAGTGTTTGATATCAACCCTGAGGGTATTGGTGTACAACCTATGATTGCTAAAGTTAGTTTAGGTTTTGATTTTATTGGGGGTAGTGGGTTAGCTGGTCCGATAGAACAACTACAAAATGCGTTATCGTTTAACTACTATGCAAATACTGAAATTTATGATGAAAGAGCGATAGCGACTGAAGATACTTCAGAGAGAGATGAAAAAATTGTTGGTAAACTAATTTCAAATGGTTCTGCACCATTAACTGTTGAACAAATACCAAACGACATCTCTAATAGAGGCGGTCAGGCTATTGGTACGGTGGTAAGTGCAATTGCTAATACTGAAGGAACTGTTGAAACGGGTGAGATAGATTATAATAGCCTCATCGGTGAGTTATCAACTAATACTAAAGAATTCTTTAATACAATTTACAATAAATTAAAAAGTATAAAAGACGTTAGTAATTATGGTATTTTACAACTTGTTAATTATAAAACAAAATATTTTGATGGTAATATAAGTGAGTTTTCTGGTACGGTGCCAACACCATTAAAAATTTATGGAAAACCTGATGATGTTGAAAAATTACTTAAAAACCTTGTAGATAAGGCGGTTAAAAATTGTAAGGATGATTTATCTCCAGTACTTAGAAACATCGTCCAACCGGAATCTTTATATTCTAATGCTGCTCAAAGACAGGTTAGAAATAAAATGGAAGAAATTATAACTACGAGATATGCCGAAATTAATGATGCGATTATTGGTCCAATAAATGATTTAACAAGTTATCAAGAAAACTTTAACTACACATTTAGAAAAACCGATGTTGTTGTATCAAAATTTGATGGTATATTATTGGAAAGTGGAGAACCAAAAGTTTATTCTTTAACGGGTGAAAGTGCAACAACAGTTACGGACAAAATATTAACTGTATATACAAATCAAGTAGGTAAAACAATAACAGAGTTCTTAGATGTTATGTCTAAAAGATATATTATGAATAATGAGGGTGTTAAATATAATACATCAACTGATTTAATGACTTTTCCTGGTAATTGGTTAGACACATTCTCAACTGAAGAGGATATAAGATTTTATATGGTTATGTCAGAAATAATGTTAGATGAAAACAAATATAATTCCTTTATTAATAGTTTAACCTCATTAGAAAAAATAAAATCAGATCCGGCTTTGGTAGATGACTTAACCGCAAGATTCAGAAATTATAGATCAAATTGTCAAATGGAAAGATTTGAAGAGGATAAGTTATTTACCGATTATGAGGCAAGTCCTGAATATCAAAAGTTCCAAAGTTTTGAAATACTTCCTTTTGAGGCTAAAGTGGGTTATACTACAAGTAAGGATGTACAAAATTATAATGATGGTGTTAATAGAATTAAGAATTTATATTCAAAACAGAATCTTAACAACGATGATAAATACAATGGTAAAGTAAAATTTAATTAAAATGCAGTTACAGTATTATAATAGATATAGTCCATTTTTAGTTAACGGAGAACAAACCGTAGTTCCGTATATTAATTTACCTGCAAAATCATCAGACAAAAGGTACATTTATAAGGTTGGGATTTCAAGATTGGATAAAGTGTCACAACAACATTATAACTCACCATTTTTTGGTTGGTTAATATTACAGGCAAACCCCCAATATACTGGGTTTGAGTTTAACATACCTGATGGGGCGGTATTGACTATTCCATATCCATTACTAACTTCATTACAGGATTATAAAAACGAATTAGACAATTACACATTCTATTATGGTAAATAACGGAGAAAATATATTAGTTGAATTTGACTACCAAAACATATCAGTTATTGACCCAAACAAAGTTATTGATGAAGAAGGTAGACCAAAAGAACGACTTATAGATCACGAAAATCTTGTGTTCTATGCTAATTTAGAATGCTCAGTTCTACCAAGAACAAAGTTAGCATTGGGAGTTTCATTGAACGAGTCGGTTAAAACAATATCTGTTGGAAAAATAAATTTCTTAAACCCCGGTTTTAAAAAGTTTTTAGATAATGGATGGTCAGATGAATTGACAGGTAAGAATACATTAAAAGGTGAGGGGGTAAATCAACCAAGAAAGTCGGTTAGTGTTAACCCTGACAAACCTGATGATTTTTATTTTAGTCAAAGTTTGGTTTCTAATGGGGTTCCTGGTGCTGTAGATAATGGATTATTAGGTATAACACAAATAAACTATACTTGTGGTTTAGATTTTGTCCCTACGATTGATATAACACTTGAAGATGTTAAAGGAAGATCTTTATTTGAGGGGGGTAATAATTCTCCATATGCTGCTTTCTTCCAATTCCCATACCCATTATTTTATTTAACAATAAAAGGTTATTTGGGTAAAGCGGTTAGATTACCATTAATGTTAGAAAAATTCGGATCATCTTTTGATCCAAGTACGGGAAATTTTAGAGTTAGATTGGAAATGAAGACATATAAGTATACAATTATGTCTCATGTTAGTTTTGGAGCAATGATGGGGACTCCATTAATGTATAAGTCAATTGTTTCTACAAACCAAACAAAACCCAACAATAGTACTAATGACTCAACCTCAGTTGTAAAAACATTTGCGAGTGAGGGGTATCAGAAAATGAAAGAGTTGTATTCTGAATATAAATCAAAAGGTTTAATTGATGATAATTTTCCTGAAATAACGATACAACAATTAAAATATAGATTAGATAGGTTTATTAAAAACATTATAGATAGTTTTAAAAAAACTAATTTAAATGTATTAAACAATTTAAATGATTATGAAACTCAATTAACGGAATATGAGGGATATGTATTTCTTTATACTCCGGATTCTTGGGTGAAAACATATTTGGATCAAACTAATGTTTATATTCTTAAGGATAGTGGTGAATATGTATATCAATGGAAGAAAGAATATCGAGATGATCGGGCAAAACAAGTTGCTCCATTAAATGAACTTAATGGTTATATTACAAAGTTTAATCTTGCTTTAGCGAATAATAAAACTCTTGGAAAAAATCAACCTGATTATATTCCAAATAAAATTGATATAAATAGCTGTATTACTAAAGCGAAGTTTAATGATATTAATATAAGTAAAACATATTATATTAGAACAAATAAAGAATTACCTGGTAATCCATCTGAAGTTTTAGCATTTACTAAAACATTAGAGATAGAGTTCCAAAAGAACAAAAACTATCAATTTGAAGGGAAAGGGTATTTTATGGATTTAACAAAGAAAATCCAACAAAAGTATCAAACTGCAAGACAATCAATTGAGGAAAATTTAACCGCACAATTAGCGGATCAAATGAGTGATACCTCAAGTGGAATTGGGTTTGCTCCAACGATGAGAAATATTCTTGCGGTGTTTTTTGCACAAGGTGAGGCGTTTTTACGATTAATGGATGATGTTCATACTAAAGCGTGGAATTTAAGGGAAGACCCATATCGTAAAGATGCGGTATTTGGGAGTAATTCAACGGTACCGAGTGTCGATATAAAAGGAGATGGCGTAGAAAACACCCCAATTTATCCTTGGCCTCAATTAATTGTTGAGAATACAAAGAATGATGGTGGTGAAAAATATGAATTAAAATACCCTGGTGATCCTGTTTTAGCAAGTAAGTTGAAAGCGTTTATTCCTGAAATATGGCCTGAGGTAGAGTTTGTTGAAGAGTTCATTAAAGGTTATACGGAAAGAGAATTACCGATCCCCGATCCTGAATATACAAATAATGGTTTAACAAGACCAAATAGGTTTAGTTTCAATGCGATTGAATTCCCAATTAATAATCAAGTATTTCAAAATACGGAAGAAGTTAAGTTTTTCTATGAAATTTATGAAAGATTAATGTTAAATTCCTTCTATAGTTTAATGAGTAGAGATTCGGCTAAAATTTACAACATGGGATTTTATTCTGCCGAGGCTGAGGTTACAAACATTATAAAGGCGTTGGCAGATGACAATCCATATTTAACAAAAAAATTAAAAGAATATAATATTAACTCACAAGTTTATTTAGGATTCTTAAGACACATATCTAATCAAGGTGAAGGTCAATCTTGGCAAAACTTTATTAGAGGTGAGTTTAATACAACATACATTAAAAATGAATCAATTAATCCTTTTGAACTTTTAGATGGTAAAATTTTAGGAAATGAAATTTCACAACCAAATGTTGGTTTAGAAAATAGTGAATTAGTTGAAAAATATATTGGTGTTGATAATGTTCCTGAAACATATGGTATATGTGATTTATATCCATTAACCAATTTAACTTGGGATAAAAAATATTTGGCAAATGGTACAATATTACAGAATAGTGAATCTGTGTATAAAACTTCGGATGTATTAAAATATAATTTAAACAACAAATCAATTGTTAATTTTAATGAAAACCAAGTTATAAAACCAATTACTAACTTTAACTATGCTAATAGTGTTTTTGACCAAACAGTTTTTACAACTTTCTTAAAAACATTTTATCAAAATAGAGAAATAAAAAATCAATTCATTACTGAGGGTAATATTTTTTATAAAAACTATAATGGTAATTTAATTGCCGATCAGACAACATCTATGTTGAATACCCCCTATTTTATAAATGCAATCCAAAAAGGAGTTTATAATTTTAGGTATAATAGTGGTGATCTTGCTCCGTATAAATTAGCGGCATATTTGTTTTTAAATAGTTTACCATTAGCAACATTAAAAGAAAGATATAAATTAGTTAATGATACAAATGACACAACAAATGAGTTGAGTTATATAATGTCAACAATTAAAAAATTTGGGGCGGTACACAAATTACCATACGCTTGGGTTTTAAAATACGGGTCACTTTGGCACAGATATAAAACTTGGGTTGATACGGGGAATGATATATTAACGGATGTATGGAAAGATTATAACTATTCATATAACTATGATCCAATTAATAGTGCGACAACCAAAACATATGATGTAACGATTAATGGTGTACAACAAGAAATAGTATTACAAGACAACTTAACCACAACTGTTGCTGGTGGTAATTACACTAAAACTGTGATAAATAATGGATTTTATCCAAAAACAATAGATGACTTTAACGTATTCTATCAAGGTAGAAATTTATTTGACTCAACATTCCAAATTAATGGAACTTGTCAGATAGTTAATAATAATCAATTAAATATCTTATCAATAAATTCTAATGAGATAATTAATGGTATGGTTATTTCTGGTACAGGAATACAATATGGGACCACAATTGATTCACAAGTAAATGGAACAATAGGTGGGGTTGGTTTATATAATGTTTCACCTAATCAAACACAAAATGGTGGTGTAATTAATTTTGTTATCACAAATTTAAATTCTATTGGTTACACTAGTGGAGAAATACAGGCTGCGTTAGATACAAAACTATCTATGGTTAAAACAACTGATTCGGTAATTAATAAAGCAATTGGTTTTGATCCCGTTGCGATTAATAGATCTTTAAGTTTAACTCCTTGGTCTTGTTACGTAAAAACAACTGATCCTGCCTTTGTATATCCTTTACCTTCATTTGGGGGGTTAATAAATCAAACGAAAGATGAATGTTTTAATATTAATGGTACTATAAAAACAGAAGTTGTTAATAATCCGGCAATGTATAATGGTTCGGTAAGATTATTTTGGAAAGCACCTAACTACGGATACTATGACAATAGTAAGGTGGTCTCACCAGAACCTGATAGTTACTTAAAAGAAATATACAATAGTGGAACAACACAACAGAATTTCTCAATTAACAATGATGTGAATGATTATTCTAAATTGGATGAAATGTTTACAACTTTTGATAAAGATGCTTTAGATATTTTAGAAATAGAATTTTTAAATTTTAGTAGATCGGTTTATGATTATGATACTTTAATTACTTCTATTACTGAAGATGAAACAGAAAGTGAAAAATCTTATAAAAATTTTCAAATGTTAATGAGAATGATGATGAAGGTTCCCACACCAACATCAACAGTAGATAATACGATTGTGGGGGAAATACAAAATAGTCAAATTAAATCCTTTAAAACATATTTATCTGGATTTATGGATTATGAAGTTGTTATGAAATACGGTAATCCATCTAATTTTAATAAAAAATTATTTTATACTTTCTCAAACAAATATATTGAAGACCCATATGTGTATCAGGGGTATAAACAATCATCACCTAATACATTACCAACAGCAACACAAAGTCCTGTAACATTGGCTCAATCAAAGGCTAATAATCCACAAACATGGAAAACGTTAGAGACATATGTTGGATTTTCTGAAATACCACAATTACAATATAAAAATACCGGTTCATATATAACAGATTTCTTTATTGATTTGGATGTACAATTTAATGAAAAGAATGTAATACAGTTTGCTCCGATTATAAAAATTTATGCAACTCAAAAACTTAAAAAGAATAACATCACAAGAAGTGAGTTTTACTCATTAATGAATGATTATTTAAATAAAAATGAAGATTATATTGACACTGTTCTTGATTTGGAATTAACAAGATTAAGAAATAAATTACCGAATGTTATTGTAACTCCTGATAGAACAAGTGTAAAATCTGATTTACAGGGTGAACAAAGTAGATACGAACTTTGGGACACGTTCAAATCTATAAACGATAAGTTTATTTCGGGGAATGATTACAAAACTAAAACATTATTTGAGGATATATTATTATTTGATAGGGCAAGTAGGGATGTAGGTCAAAAAATTTATGCTGACATTTTTAAGGTGAAAGATTTAATTGAGTATGGTAAGTATAGTAACACTATGTTAGATATGGTAACTACAATTTTAACTGAAAATAATTTTACTTATTTTACTATGCCGGCATATGCTAACTTTTATAATGTACAAGATGTTAGTAAAAACCCAACACCAAATCCTGAAGGAACTTTAGAGTTTGCCAATTCGTTATTTGGTACATTTTTAAGTTTGGACTATAGAGATACAACCTCAAAGTTTTTATGTTTATATGCTAACAAACCTAGTGAACACTTAGCGATGAATGATAATGTTGATTACCGTTTTAGGGACGATGCATTTGATTTAAGAAGAGCAAGTGATAATCCTTTACTTGATAATCTAAACGGAAAAACAGATTGGGACAAGTCAAATAAAGTTGTTGGATTTAATGTGGACATTGGACCTCAAAACCAACAAATATTCAAACAGTTTGATATTTCTCAAGATCCTGGTATGCCGACAACGGAGTCATTAGAAGTATTAAACCAAATGGCAAACTTGAATCGTAATAGAAGTGAATCAACACAGAGTGTTTCATTATATAATCTTTATAGAAATAGAAGTTATAAGTGTAACATTGATATGTTAGGTAATGCAATGATTCAACCGATGATGTACTTCAATTTAAGAAATGTTCCTATGTTTAGTGGTCCATATATGATTTTAAAGGTATCACATAGAATAAGTGAAAATGGATTTGATACAGAATTTGAAGGTCAAAGACAACCATTTTATAGTATACCAGCAATAGATAAATTTTTACAATCACTTAATACTAAAATTTTAGAAACGATAAAGGAACAAATTGTAAAAGAAGAAACGGCATTACTTGAATCTGAAAGTAATATTCTACAAGAGCAAAGTGACATTATTAATAACGCAAATAACGGTAATGGATTATTAACAACTAATCAAAACTGTTCGGATAAATTAAATAGTTCTTATGTGAGTTATACAAATGAAACTCCGGTTAAAACAACATTAACTTTAAAAAATGCGATTGATATAATCAAAGTTGAAATGAATAATGCTAATATTACAACAAACAATCAAACATTAATGTTGGCGTTTTTATTCTCTGTTATGTATATTGATTCATATAAATCCGATAAATTTGAGGCATATGGTCATAATTATGGATCAATAAGATTAGATGTTTCTTATGGTGGAGCAGCTTCTCTTATGGAAAATAAGTACTATTGTGTTAATCAAGGTACTACCCAAAATATACCTCTTGCTACTTTTAGTACTGATAGTGCGTTTATTAGATTTGCTATCACCAAATTTAAAGAAAAACTTTCTTATATACAAAATCAACCATTATCAACTGAAGATGAACAAATAAAGGCTTTATCAAAAACATTCATATTAAGATGGCCTGTTAACCAACCTGATAATGTATATGAAAAAATGACCGAACAAGATAAAAAAACAGTGGAGAATAAATTCAGGAAGGCATTTGATACTGTTAAATCAATAAACTAACAAAGTGTTTTTTTTTGTTTTGTTAGATATTTATAATAAAAAAACTATGAGCACAAAATTAATTTTAGACAACTATCTTGGTAAGAATACCAGAATGTCAGAGAAAGATGCGGGTAACGGATTTAAAGAGGTATGTGATTTAGATACCGGGGATTGTTATACAATAAGAATGAAAGATGGATTAATTGAGCGTGTGGATAATACAATGAACACACATAAAAAAATCCAAGTTGAAACTAAAAGTGGAATTAAACAATTATTAAACGGTTAAAATGGCAATAGATAAAAAAATTTTAGAAGAAATTAAAAGACATAATAATATTAATAAATATATTATGGAACAAGGTGAATTACCACCACCTCCGGCTGAAGCGGCTCCTGCTCCTGACGCTGGTGCGGCGGTTCCCCCACCACCTCCGGCACCCGCTGAACCAACACCTCAACCTGTGGATATTGAAAATGATCCTGATGTTGAAGAAGTTGGTAATGAAACTGAGGAGTTAGACATTACAGATTTAGTTGATACTCAAAAAACATTTTCTGACAAACAAGAAGAATATTTTAATAATCTTTTTGATCAATTAAAGAATCTTGAAACTAAATTAGGTGAGATGGACAACTTAGTTAATACTGTTAATAGTTTAGAGACTAAGATTGAAAAAATGAGACCTAAAACACCTGAAGAAAAATTAGAATTAAGAAGTTTAGATTCGGGACCTTTCAATCAAAAATTAAGTCAATTTTTTGACGATAAAATGGATGATATGGAAAAGTCAGGAAAAAATGAATACGTTTTAACCAGCGATGAAGTTGAAGAATTTTCACCAAGCGAAATTAAAGGAAGCTTTGGAGAATACGACAACGAAGACGAAATGATGTAATATATGAGGTGTTAAAAAACACCTCATCTTTTTTTTATATACCTTATTGACTACTCTATTTTTTATAACTATATTTTCTACGTAAACCTTTAATAAATATATACACAATGGCGACAAAAAATTCCTTTGATGCGGTTTTGGCTCAGTATGAGAGTTCAAAACAAAGTGGTTCTTCTTCCACTTCAAAATTTACACAAGAAGAAAGAATGAAAAAGTATTTCGCGGCAATCCTTAAAGACAGCGAAAAACAAGGACAAAGAAAAATCCGTATTTTACCTACAACCGATGGATCATCTCCTTTTAAAGAGGTATGGTTCCACGAAATCAATGTTGATGGTAAATGGCAGAAGTTCTATGATCCGGGAAAAAATGACAACGAACGTTCACCTTTAAACGAGGTTTACGAAGAGTTAATGTCAACAGGTCGTGAATCAGACAAACAATTAGCAACACAATATAAAGCTCGTAAGTTTTACATTGTTAAAGTAATTGACCGTGATCACGAAGAAGACGGTGTTAAATTTTGGAGATTTAAACACAATTACAAACAAGAAGGAATTCTTGATAAAATTATTCCAATTTGGAAAGCAAAAGGAGACGTTACCGATTCAGATAATGGTCGTGACTTAATCCTTGAACTTACAAAGGCAAAGACACCAAAAGGTGCAACATACACGGTAATTCAAACCGTAATGTATGACGATCCAACACCAACACATGAAGATGCTGAACAATCATCTACTTGGATTAACGATGAGTTGACTTGGGAGGACGTATATTCTAAAAAACCTGTTGAATATCTTGAATCAATTGCGAGAGGAGAAACTCCTCGTTGGGATACAGACGCAGGTAAATACATCTACTCAAATAGTAGTGAATCGGAAGTATCTATGGGAGGTTCAACACCAAAATCAATTAATGAGGTTGCAGATCCTCAGGTAAATGATGACGAAGACGAAGATTTACCATTCTAATTAAAATAATAACTTATACTAGGACACTTACATAGACAAGGTGTCCTAGTATTTTTAAATCAAAATAAAATGAATAAGATTTCAGAAAAAATGTATGAGGCATTGACCTTAAAGTATCGTTCGGAAATGGCGGAAGCGGAAGCAACCTTGTTAGTTTATTTTACAAATCCTGTTGGTATTGGAGAACATCCACAACACATTGAGGAAATGGATAAATTGGTTGAGAAAATGGTTAACGCACAAGATAAAATGAATGCATTAGAAACATTCCATAAATATAATTTCAATTAATATGGCAATTAAGAAAACAGATTTTAGTTCATTGAAGAAAAAATTCTCTTCAGACGCAAAATATAAACCACAAAGATTTTTTGATCTTGGATCTGATTTCTTGGATGCGGTAGGTTTACCTGGTCCTGCTATTGGACACCTTAATATGTTGTTGGGTCATTCTGACACTGGTAAAACAACAGCACTTATTAAAACTGCGGTTGATGCTCAAAAGAAAGGGATTCTTCCTGTTTTCATTATTACCGAACAAAAATGGTCCTTTGAACACTCAAAAATAATGGGGTTTGAATGTGAAGAAGTAGTCGATGAAGAAACAGGTGAATTAACTTGGGACGGATTCTTCTTGTTTAATAACAATTTCAGTTATATTGAACAAATTACAGATTACATTAATGAACTATTGGATGCACAAGAAAAAGGTGAATTAGATTATTCACTTTGTATTATGTGGGATTCAGTTGGATCAGTTCCTTGTAAAATGACTTACGAAGGTAAAGGAGGTAAACAACATAACGCTTCCACATTGGCGGATAAAATTGGTATGGGTATTAACCAACGTATTTCAGGATCTCGTAAAGCGGATTCTAAATACGAGAATACTTTAATCATTGTTAATCAACCTTGGGTTGAATTACCTGACAATCCATTTGGACAACCAAAAATTAAAGCTAAAGGTGGTGAGGCAATTTGGTTGAACTCTTCTTTGGTATTCTTATTTGGGAATCAAAAAGGTGCGGGTACAACAAAGATTACCGCAACAAAAGACAAACGAACAGTTAAGTTTGCTTCAAGAACAAAAGTGTCGGTTATGAAAAACCACATCAATGGACTTGGATTTGAAGATGGTAAAATCATTGTAACCCCACACGGATTTTTACCGGGTAAAGATACCACAGAAGAAAAGGCATCAATAGAAAAGTATAAGAAAGAATATGCTGACTATTGGAAAGACATAATCGGAGTTGATGGTGACTTTGATTTGAAAACAGAAAAAGAAGAAGTAGAGTAGTAACATTTAAAGTAAAACAAAATGTCAAAAACCTTATTGGTTGACGGTAACAATTTATTAAAAATAGGATTTCACGGGGCTCGTGATCTTTTTAACAAAGGTGAACACGTAGGAGGTATTTGGCACTTTTTAAATACGTTACGTAAATTCTTAGAAGAAACAAACTTCAATAAAGTAGTTGTATTTTGGGATAGTAAAACAAGCTCATCACAGAGAAGAATACTATACCCAAAATATAAACTCAATCGTAATCCTTCGGAAAACGAGAGTAAGGAAGAATCCTTTAACAATCAAAAACAAAGAGTTAAACAATATCTTGAAGAGATGTTTGTGAGACAATTAGAGACAGAAAATTCAGAAGCTGATGATCTTATTGCTCACTACTGTAAAGTATCGTCAGATGAAGAAAAAACGATATTCTCAAGTGATAGAGATTTAACTCAGTTGATATCTGAAAAGGTATCTATTTATTCCCCCCAAGCAAAACGATATTATAAGTTCGGAGACAAAATTAAACTTAAAGATTATGAGTTTCCTCACAATAATATTAAAACTGTTAAGATTTTAACGGGGGATAGTTCGGACAACATTGATGGTATCTTTTATCTTGGTGAGAAAACTTTAGTTAAGTTTTTTCCTGAGATACTTGATTCAGAGGTTTCTTTTACCGATATTTTAACAAAAGGTGAGGAATTACTGAAAGAAAATAAAGACGTTGTTGTCTTACAGAATTTACTCAGTGGGAAAACAAAGGAGGGGATATTCGGTGATGAATTCTTTGTAATAAATGAAAAGATTGTTGATTTATCTGAACCTTTGATTTCTGACGAAGGAAAAGAATTAGTTGAAATGTACCAATCAGAGTCGATGGATCCCGACGGGAGAGGACATAGAAACTTAATTAGAATGATGATGGAAGACGGGTTCTTCAAGTATCTCCCAAAAGGAGATGATAATTGGGTTAATTTTTTAAAACCATTCTTGAAATTATCAAGAAAAGAAAAAACAAAATTTAGAAACAAAAAGTAAAAACAAAATTATGAGAGATCAAGATGTAACAAAGGTAGAGTTTTTGTTAATGTGTAATGATAATATCGTAGTACAACGATTTTTTAATGTGAAAGGTTTTAATAGAAACGCTCACAAATCAGAAGAGTTTTACGATTATATCCGTAGTTTTACAGAAAAACTACAATACAATTTAAAGATGAGAAGTATTGTCTATATGTTAGACAATCAGTATGAAATTGGGGAGAACCCTGAGATGTTAAATACGTCAATCACAGACGGTCCTGAAAATTTTAATGTATATATTAAGGTTGGGGACATGACAATTTGTCAGAGAACTTTTGATGCTAAACTATACCCACCAAAGGTAAGATACACCGTAGACCTACGCCCACAACTAAAAGGTATGTTAAGTGACCTGACTGACATTTTTTCAGGTAAAAACTTTAATTTTTATTATCCCGAATTTATCCAAAACTAATAGTATTTATCTTTACTAACAGAAGGAAAATTATATGGCGACAAACAAAAATTTTGAGTATTTGGGTAACGTATTCCAATTACAATTATTAAATCAAATGGTCCTAGACAAGGACTTTTCACACTCAATTATTGATGTGATTGAGAACAATTATTTTGAGAATAAATATTTTAAAATAATTGTACAAATGATCAGAGAGTATTATTCAAAATACAATCATACTCCATCATTTGAAACATTAGAACAGATTACAAAATCTGAATTACAACAAGAAATAGCATCCAAAGTTGTGTTGGACACAATTAAGAAAATTAAGGATGCACCTATTGACGGAGTGGATTTCGTCCAAGAGAAGGCTTTAAAATTTTGTAAACAACAAGAATTACAAAAGGTAATGAACAAAGCCCAAAAGATCATTGATGGTGGTGAATTTGAAAACTACGATGCTCTTGAAGAAATGGTTAGAGGAGCACTACAAGTTGGTGAAAAAGATACAAGTATCTTAAACGTTTTTTCTAATATTGATCAAGTATTAGATGACGATTATAGACACCCAATTCCAATGGGAATACCAGGGATTGACCGACTAATGAAAGGTGGTTTAGCTAGAGGTGAAATTGGTGTGATTTTAGCTCCAACAGGGGTTGGTAAATCAACGGTTTTAACTAAGATTGCGAACCACGCATTTAACATGGGGAATAACGTATTACAGATCTTTTTTGAGGACAACCCAAAGGTAATCCAAAGAAAACACTACACACTTTGGACAAAGATTCATCCTGACGAATTGTCAGAAAAAAGAGATGAGGTTGTGGCAAGAGTTAAGGAGATTGAGGATAGTATGCCAAATAAGTTAATTATGAAAAAATTACCATCGGATACTGTAACAATGTTACAAATTAAAAATCAAATTAGAAAAATGATTGCTGATGGAATGAAAGTTGATATGGTATTACTTGATTATATTGATTGTGTTGTTCCCGATAAAAATTTGGGAGATGAGTGGAAAAGTGAGGGATCTGTGATGAGAGGATTTGAGTCGATGTGTCACGAATTAAATTTGGTTGGATGGACAGCGACACAAGGTAATAGAAGTTCTATATCTTCTGATGTTGTTACCACAGATCAAATGGGGGGATCTATTAAGAAAGCACAAGTTGGTCACGTTATTATTACGGTGGCAAAGACACTCCAACAAAAAGAAATGAAATTGGCAACAATAGCAATTACAAAATCAAGGGTTGGTGATGACGGAGTTGTATTTGAAAATTGTAAATTTGATAATGCAATGTTGGACATTGATACTGAAAGTTCAATGACATTCTTAGGTCTTGAGGAAAAACAAGAAGAAAGACAAAGACAAAGAGTTAGAGAATTGTTGGAAAAAAGACAACAAAAACAAAAAGACGAAACAAAAAACAATTAAAAAAAAATAAAGAAAATGGAAAAAATATTAGTTGAAAATCCTAATAGGTTTGTTATCTTCCCAATTGAGCACAATGATATTTGGGAATATTACAAAATGCATCAAGCGGCTTTTTGGACGGCTGAGGAGGTTGATTTAACGAATGATATTCGTGATTGGGAAAAATTAACAGATAATGAGAAATTCTTTGTGAAGAACGTATTGTCGTTTTTTGCGGCATCTGATGGGATCGTCAATGAGAATTTGGCGGAGAATTTTTACCGAGAGGTACAATACCCTGAAGCTAAATTCTTTTATGGGTTCCAATTGGCAATGGAAAACATTCACTCATTAATGTATTCATTATTGATTGATACTTACATTAGTGATGCGAAAGAAAAAGACGAGTGTTTTAATGCGATTGAGAACTTACCAGCGGTTAAGAAGAAAGCAAATTGGGCGTTAAATTGGATTGATAACTCTTCTTTCCAAGAAAGATTAGTTGCATTTGCAGCGGTTGAGGGTATCTTCTTTTCAGGCTCATTCTGTTCAATATTTTGGATGAAATCAAGAGGTATAATGCAAGGATTATGTAATGCTAACTCTTTAATTTTTAAAGATGAGAACTTACATTGTGATTTCGCAATACATTTGTTGAATAACCATTGTGATGAAAAACCATCAGAGAAAAGAATAAAAGAAATTCTATTATCGGCTCTTGAGATTGAAAAAGAATTCATTACTGAATCTCTACCAGTATCGTTAATTGGGATGAACTCAAATTTAATGAAACAATATTTGGAGTTTGTTGTTGATGGATTACTTGTTAAATTTGGATGTAGTAAACAATTTAATGTTGAACAACCATTTAAGTTTATGGAACAAATTGCGGTTGAAACCAAAGGAAATTTCTTTGAATCAAGAACGATGGAATATCAGAAAGCAAAATTGAACGAAACTATCACATTTGAAGAAGATTTTTAAATAAAAAATATATGATGTCACTTAAAATACTTAAAAGAGATGGGGATAATGTATCATTTAACCCACAAAAAATTTACAATCGTGTAAAACGATCAGCAAAAGGTTTGAATGTTAATTCAGACGAGATTTTTATTAAGGTTATTACTTCAGTACCAACTGAGGGTGAAATAACAACAAAAGAATT